GCGGGTTACACCGTTCAGTTCGTCGCGGTATCCGTTCATCTCGCGAATCAGGCCTTCAAATTCACGGGTCGCCTGGCTCGTTGATTTCCCGAGCTTGCCCATGCCGCCGGCTGCGCCATCAAGCTCCCCGCGCAACTCGCCCAGCTTTCCGCCAAGATTCCCCGAGGCCTTCCCGTGCTCGATTTGTATCTCGAGCGATTTAGCGGCGGCCTGCTCAAGCTTGGCCAGCTCTAATCGCGTGACCCTGATCTGAGCCTGCAAGCCCTTGTAAAAATTCCGCTGCTTCTCTGTCCCTTCCCTTGCCCAGTCGAGTCTTTGCAATTCATCAAGCTGGTCGATTAACTGGCCTTCAAGTACCGCCGCCTGATCTCCGGCGAGTGTGTCAAGGTGTTTGCTGGCTGCTTGCAACCAATTTGCAAGAGTCTGGCTTCCGCCAATTGCAACATCAAGTTTTTGCAAAAACTTATCAAAGGTGTTACCGAGAGACGTGGTTGCGCGATCCAGGGATACGGGTATTTCCCTCATCTCAGCGGCAATTTGAGGAGCCATTTTAAGCAGGGTCTCGAAGACATCCTTGCTCAAAACAGTGCCCTTGCGCACCGCCATCTGCAATTCGCCAACGGTTAATTCCATGCCATCAGCGATTTTTGCCGCGACCTCCGGCATGTTGTCCAGGATCGAGTTCATCTCTTCAGCGCGAACAGTTCCGGCCGCCATCGCCTGAGAAAACTGAAGGATGCCGTTGGACATGGCCTCTGCGCTCGATCCGCCGATTATCCCAAGCTGACCGACCAACTCTGTGAGCGTGAGGATTTCACCGGACGTGGCGCCAAGCTCTGCTGAGGAGCGGGCGAGCGACTGGAATAGGCCAACGTTAGTTTCGAGCGAAGTTCCGGTGCGTTGGGAGATCTGGAAAAGTTCGGCGGAAACCGCTGCGTAGTTGCCGGTAGACCTGGTTGCGGATCGAACGCGCTGGTCTAGCACGTTCATCTTGTCCGCGATTTGCAGCCCTTCCCACGCCGCCCAAACCGCCCCCATGGAGGCAATTATTGGAATCAAGCGGGTTAAACTGCCGCCAACGACTGACGCACTAGCCCCAACGTCGTCAAGCTCGTCGCCGGCCCCATCGGCCGCACGCTGCATTTTTTTGAGTTCTTCGGTGGTGGAGTTCAGCTTTGCATCGACATTTCCCTTGTCGTCTATGGACAGTGTCAGGCCTAACTCAAGATTTCTCATGTTATTTTGCGGCCTTTTCCGCCCAGTAATTCAGCGCTACAATCTCGCAGAGCCTCAGCATTTTTAGCAGAATTTCGGTCGGCTCAATCCCCAGCCATTGCCGGCAAACATCCATTGCCGCATAATCGATCCCTGTTCGCATCCCGCCGCTTACCCTCCACTGGGTTGGGTAGCAGGCGTCGAAAAGCCTGATGACGTCCTTGGCTTCCCAGAATACCTTGACTGTCGTTGCCGCCGTTGGCTTTGGTAGTTCGGCAGAATCCCCGGCTAGGGCGCGCAGCTCAGCAATATCGGACTCGCTCAGGCCGGCATGTGACGGGTCGGGGTTGGCACCAATGATCAACCGAGCCGCGCGCTCTATATTCTGCCTTAAGGCTTTTTTCCCGACTCTTCCGCCCAGTACGCCGCAGCCAAGGAGCTGGCCAGTTTCGGTTGCTCCAGCACGGCAGTCCTTCGCAACTCGGGATCTTCGATCTTCTGGCCAGTCGAATCCCTCAGCACCAGATCATCGCCAAGGGATACCAGTGCGCGCTCGAGGACCATTTCATCGCCGTCACGCACGATCTTCCGGGCCTCGCTCATCTCAACGCTCCTAAACGTGGCGTGAAACGTGCCCTTGTGTGGCCGCCCGTCTCGCCCTGTGAGTGCCACCGAGATCTCTAGAGTGAATTGCCGCTCCAATTCATATTCAAGCATGCTGTTCTCTGACTTTCAGTTTCAGTTCGCTGGTAAACACCAGCCCGTTGGGGTGTGCTGCATCGTAAATTGCTAACTCGCAGTCCGGGTATTGCCCTACGTCGAGCCCTTCGGCGCCGAATTTAAGGTGCAGCGCGTTTACGTTGGTACCCGAGCCTGCGGGGTATTCAACGGTTGTGGCCCAGTCAAACGCCGTTGGCGAAGTGCTGGAATCCACAATTACTACCGGTGATCCGCCGAAATTAACCGTAACGCGCGTGGTGCCTGACAGGTCGACAACCTCGCCGTTCGACAGCAGCACCAGTGCAGGCGCATTGCTGTGCGTGTTCCAGATTTCGGCGTAGTCGTTCATCAGTTGGCTAGCCGCAAAGTGATACCGGTAATCGTAAATGTGCCACCACTGGTTGCCGTTTGGTCACCACCGAAGTCGATATAGCCGCAAACGGTATCGTCGACCGTGGTGGTGTTTACCAGCGCGGCCCCGGGGGACACGATACTGCCACCGGACGCGGTCCAGGTCGGGTCATTGGCTTTGGTAACGTCGGAGCGGTTGTTGGTGTCATCCTCAGAGACCGTTACCGCGCCGTCCCAGAGGTCGCCGCCAGTGGTGTAGCCGTTGGCGTTGGCGTGCTCTGAGGCCGAGATATTCGTCCATGTAGCGTCTGTGTCCTGGTTGTAGGTAAAGGTTGTCGCCATAAGCCTGGCTGAGGCAGCATCGGTATCCCAGTCAATCAGGCCGGAATGCAGCTGGAAAAGGTAGTGGTTAGAGCATTGTGTGGCCATGAGTTAGACCTCGATTCTCTGGGATGCGGCCATTGCGCGTTTGACGCGGGCCGACTGCAATTTTTTGGCGTAGACATCCAGGCTGAATAGCATTTCGTTTACGTTCTCATCCGGGTCCGCCTGTGTTTCGAGAAACTTGTCTGAGAATTGCTCGCACCCTGCAACCTTGGGGTAGTGGATTCGCAGTTGCCCGCCTTCGCCGGCAAAGTCATTGACGTCGCGGGTGATCAGCTGGCGAACGATTTCCATCCCGCCAACTGTGCGATCCAGGCCGACAGCGGCCAAGTAAGCCGGTGCGGCTTTCGTGATATCAACCACGAAAGCACGCTCGCCGGTCTGGATAATGCCCGGGCCTACTTCTGTGCAGGTCGGATCGGTAATCGCTTTCTCGTAAGCGTTCAACATGATTTTCATCCAATAGTTAGAGTCGGTGTGGCGTCATCGATTTCATGCTCTGGATCGGCTACCCAAAGCTGTCGATTATCGATCAGCACATAAACAGGATCGATCAACGGCGGAAGAACCACCGGACCGACAGCAAGGGCATATCCCTGAATTGAGGCCAAAGCCGACAGCTGATCAGCCGTAACGGACGCCGATACGATATGCGTTCCGGCCGCGCTCTGCGTGGAAATTAGGGCGCCTGCCGAGACCTCGACACCGAGGGATGCGTCGGGGGTGCCCAAGATCGCCGCGGCGGCAGACAGTGCGGATGCCGCTACCCCCGCGCTTATTTCACTGGATGCCGAAAGCGATCCCGTTGCGACCAACGCAGATGGCGCGAGCACAACGGATATTTCTGGTAGGCCGGCAATAGAGGCTGCCGCGGACAACGGCGATGCCGGGAAAATTACTGCGCCGCTGATATCGGGTGTCCCGGCAATCGACAGCGTGGCAGCCAGGGCCCCAGCTGCCTGGACAACGCTCACAGTGAAAGACCCGGCAACGGAGCCAGTGGCGGCCAGCGGACCGGCCGAAACCGCAACACCGACCTGAGCCTCGCCGGCCAAAGATGCGGTTATCGGCAGGGCCCCGGCCGTGATCAAGGCATCGAGCACCGACTGCCCGGCAATCGATCCAGTGGCGACAAGCGGATCGGCCGCAATGATGGCGGTCCCAGCAATATCGGCCGCGCCAGCGATAGAGGCAGCCGCAGACAGCGCGGACGCAGCAGTCGCAACTATCAATCGGTGCGCGCCTGATAGACTGCTATCAGCGCTGAGAGGTGTTGTGGTGGGGCTAACGCTGAGCTGATGGGCGCCTGAAGCAGTAGCGGCTGCCAATAGAGCGCCAGCCGCAACGCCAACCCCAATCTGATGGCTACCGGAAATTATGCCGGACGCAGATAGCGCGCCGGCAGATTGGCTCACAGACAGCTCGGCAAAGCCTTGAATCGATTGCGTGGACAGAAGTGGGTCAGCCGGGAAGCTAACTGAGCTTGCCACGTCAGCCGCGCCGGCAATCGATGCCGTGTAAGCCATCGGAGAAGAACCGAAGCTAACGCTAATCTGGTGAGAGCCAGTAATCGACCCTGTGGCCGCGAGCGGATCAGATGGGAAGCTGACCGAACTTGCGATATCGGCCGCGCCGGCAATTGAAGCCGTATACGCAAGCGCACCAGCCGCTTGGCTTACTGCCAAGCGGCTAGTGCCCGATACGGAGCCAGTAGACAGCAAGGCGCCTGCGGCCGGACTAGCTGATTGCGAAGTCGCGCCGGCAATGCTGATAATGAAGATGCCAGGGTAATCAGCGCTTGATATTTCTATGGACTCGGATGTCGCGCTACCAGCTTTGCTAAATACTAGGCCGTAAACGGAATTATAAGTACTACCACCGTTATTGTATTCAATCGAATCAGCGGTGTGCCCGATATTTGTGTCGTTGTAAACATAGCCGACCGCCAACAATAAATCGGTTACGGTAGAAGTTACGCTCGCGCTAGTTGATCCACCAGTAACATTTGCCGTATTGGATTCGGTGTCACGTATTCCAGATGATCCTACAGTACCATCAACGCCTTTTACGTTTACCGCGACGAAGTGAATCCCTTCGTCCGGCTGGCTGTTGCCGGACCCGAAACTCACCGAACCCGCGCCAATGTTCGGCGAATCCACGTAGTAAATTGCTAGCGCTTCACGCGCGCCATTCGTATTCCAGCCGCCGTCCGTTGGTGGCGTCAACGTCGTCATGGCCTGACCGGATTCTCCGGACTTGGTCCATGTGGCGCCATCTATGGAATAGTTGTTTTCACCATGGTCGGCCTCTAGCGCCCTAGTCCCGCCGCCTTCCCAGCCAACCGCGAACACCACCAATAAATCGGTGTCTGTGTCAGTCGTGTGAGTCAGCGAAGTAAAGGCGTAGGTGCTGTCTCTGACGCTACTAATGGTGGTGCCGAGTGTCGGGGCTGGCATGGTCGGTGGCGGCTCAGGCGGCTCTGCTGGGGCTGATACGGGGTTGTCGTAATAGATCCCTTGCGGCGGAATCAGCGCTCCGCATGTGGCGGAAACCAGCAGCCCGGTAATTGCCCATATCAGTCTCACGCGACCAAGGCCACGACAGCCGCCAGCTTTACCGAAAACGCATCCGCAGCTGTAGTCGGGAGCGTGCGGTAGGTAATCACGCCGTCGGCCGCCGCAGCGTCAAGCAAATAGCCGGCTGAAGACGGGAAGTTTGCATCAACCCAGTCAATAGCGGCCTGGATTGCCGCGACCAAAGCGGTTGTTTCCGTTACCACATCGTAAAGCACATCATCTTCTGCGCCCTGGGCGTGCGCTACCATTCCAGGTACCAGCATGTACTCGTTAAACGCGTCTCGCGCGATGCCGAGCTTTGTGTAAGTGCTCAGCATTAGCTCTGAACTTACAGTCGATCCTTCTAGCCTGGTAATTACAGCGTTGATCCTTGCCTTGAGGATAGCGGCCGACCCTTTGAAAGAGTCATACTCTTGCTCAACGACTGGAACCGTGATTACGCTCATGGTAGTTGAAATGTCACTGAAGTCGGCGGAGAGAGGATGTGTATCACCTGGGGCGGAGCGCTCAATGTAAACACCAGATGATTGCTATCGGTTGACGTGCGCACCGGGTCGCAAACGACACAAGAAGCGCGCACATAGGCCTCGTACTCCACGCCTAGCGGGAAGGTGGCTGCATCGCCCATGTCGAATACATCCACGTCACCGACGCCGTACTCAACGAATGCCCCGGTCGCAGTGGGCGCCACGTAAACCAGATATGTCACCTCGGGAACGTCAGCCGGAGGGGTGATCTTGGTCCAGCCAAGGGATGCCGCTCCAACGAAGTCAGTGGCTACCATTACAATAACCGCCGCCATGATAATATTGTAAAAATGATTTTTTCTCATAAAATGTCTCTTCATTCTATTAACGCCACAACGCTGGCAAGCTGCGCCGAGAAAGCAGCGGAAGCCGTCACCCTTAAAACTCTTGGAGTGATTTCCCCGTCGCTAATTTCAACAGACAGCAAGTATGTTCCACTGCTCGGGTAATTGTTGTCCACCCAAGCAATAACACCCGTGACGGCCGATATAAGGGCGTTTCCCTCCGCAATTACATCGTAATTAGGATCATTTTCTAGCGCTTTCGCGTAATCAGCCAGGCCAGGCGTAGCCAACAATCCCTGTATCACTGTGCGAGATCTAGCCGCCGTGGAATAGACTTTTAGCAAAAACTCGGTTGACAATGATTGCCCATCGATTCTTGTGATCACCTCGCTGAACCGAGACTTTATAGCCGCGCAAGAATCCTTTAGCTGATCGTATTCGTCCATGACTACGCTATTCGTCTTGACAACCATTAATGCCTTTTGCCTTTTGCCTACTGGCCTGACATTACGTGTGGATGGTTTTTGGTCGCGGTTTCGGCTTGCCTTGTCCTTTCCTCGAGTCGGACGATATTTTCGGCGCACATTTGGAGCTTTTCGGAAAGCACAGCGGTAATAGTTGCCAATTCAGCTTCGACTTCATCCGCTGCTGACCGATCATCGGCTGCGTGCCTAGCGGAATTTTGCTCGAGTAATCGAAGACGTATTTCGACTCTAGCAAAGGATTTTGAAGCATCGACGAGGGAGTGCTCCACAGTACTGAACCTAATGCCAGTACTGTGCCAGAAGCCAAAACCGCCAAAGATAACTGAAATGACCAATGGGACGATGAACGTCTGGGCGTACTCATGCCAACGCTCCATTCGCCCCGTTGGCGCCGATTGATTTTCTGCTGAACCCACACCGTACACCCATGATAGAACCTGTTTATTTGGCAGTGATCAGCAGCGTATTGTCGACATCGACAAAATTGAAAGAAAACCCGACATCCCCATTTATTGGCGTGTATTGAACGCCGCTAATATGGATAGTCGTATAGTCCAGCTGGATTATCGATCCAGCCGTGGTTCCGTGTACTATTTGGACCGCTCCAGTTTTCACGCTGTCATCGCTCCGGATCAACGAGGTGAAAAAGTTCTTCGTCGTCAAATCCGGAGCCTTGATCACCATGGTTCCGCCGAAGTTCGCGTCCTGGATTCGAGCGCCCGTGCATCCGGGAATATTCTCGAAATTCAGCTCATTATTGCAATTGTGCGTAATGGACTGAAGGCAAGACGCCGCGCCGTCAATAGTCACAGTTGGCGTATTTACGATAGTCGGCGGAATAGGATCGGTCCAGCCGGTGAAATCAGCGGTCACGGCCGCAGCTTCAACAGGGGTGACATAGGACCCGATCAGCTCTATGTCGAATCGCGGGAAGGCGCCAGCGGCCAAGGTGAAAGACATGTTCCCACGCATCCCATTGGATTCATGGTTCTCGTCATTCACGCCGGCTGCTTGCGGGAGCAGAAATATGCCTGTACCTGAGGATATGTTATCGCTAATGGCGTCGTATTGCGCATCAACGCCGACAGACAACGTCTCATTGAATCCGCATGCCTGGAGTATCTCATTCCATTGAGGGCCGGTCCCGGCAGCGCCTGAGGAACTCATCATGAGGCCAAACGTCACCCGCATATGCGGATTGACGTTGACCGTTGCGCTAGAGCCAAAGTTCGGCTTATCGTAATCCAGGGAGACCCGGTTCCCCTCATAGGGGAAGCACTGAACACCAGTCGTTTTCACGGCGTCCGCCCCGGCTAGGCCTGGGTCCACGCCTTCGGTTACTTCCTGTTTGAACAGGAAAAATCTGCGTCTATCTTTCATTTCGCTATGCCTCTATGAGTTAAGCCCCTGCCGTCCATGGCGTTGAGGAATAGCACTACTGGGTGTTCAGCTGGATGACGCCGATCATCTTGTCAGGCCACTTTTTGGCCCAACTGGCGCCAGTTTCCAGGGTCGTGTTCGTCGGATTCGCGGCACCCGCATAGTTCACGCCGTTCAGCTGTATCACGATGTTACCGCGCACGGCCAGTAACGACTGTGACGCAAGTTCGGCCCTGAAAGGCTCAACGGCCTGTTCTGCCGGAATCGTGGCTCGACCGTAGGCAACGGAGCCAGCGGTGAACAGGTAGCTGTGATAGGTATCCGGGGTGCCGGTGGTGATCGGGCAAAGATCGTCCTGGACCACACGGATTCGGTTCATGAACAGGTCGCCGTCGCCGAGTTGGGTGTCGGTCTCGCCTGGGCGAAGAGCAGTCACGGCGGCGTCGACAACTTCTAGGTCCTTGGCCACTTTCGAGTGACAAACCAGCGCGGTGACCCGGTTGCGCATGTCGCCGAGCTTCTGGGCGGCATTGATGATGGCCGACGCCGTCGCGGTGGCGGCCGTACCATCATACGTGTGAGTAGTCGCGCCAGCGGTGGCGAAAAACCCGGTGAGCGCGGCGATCAGAATTTCCTGCTCGTCCTCAGCCCACCATTGCCCGATAGTGCGAACAGCGGCATCAGGAAGCGACTCGCCGGGCTGGCGCACCCAGTCAACGATATCGTCCCAGGAAAAGGTTTTACCACGGAACAGGCGCGGCGCGATGCAGGCATCACCGGTCTGAGCCGCAGGCGTCATCGAACCGGCGGTGGTGATTACCTCAGACGAGCCGGTGAGGGGGTTGGTGTATGGGAGGTTGATTACCTGCCCGCCGGCGTCTAGCTGCTGCTGAACACTTGCGGGGGTTGCCAAAATACCGGAGCGAACTAGGGCGGATGCCTTTTCGCGCGCTCGTTCGATATCGGGGGCCCAGATTGAGGGAATGATCCCTGCGACGGTAGTGAGAGTTGTGGAGGCCATTTCCTAGCTCGCTGTTAATGTTGAGATTCTGCCGCCTTGGCTGCTTCATAGCCTTGGGCGCCAACTTCGTTATAGAATTCGGTTTTTTCGCCGGTGGTCATTTCCGACAGGGGCTTACGCTGATAGCCTTTCTTTGCGGAAAATCCCGAGCCAGGTTGCCCGGAACTTTGCACCAACGCGGGGCGCTCCTTCACAAAATCGGCCATGCCGGCCTTAAGCTCGACCAGGCCGGACGCCCCCTTCATCATCCAGGTGTCGCCTTCGCGCTCAATGTTGGCCTGCAAATAAGCCTGGGCGATATCCTTCACGCCGTCTGCCCAGTGATGGCCACCCATGGCGCTGGAAATTACGGCGTCGCGCTCCATGGTTTGGATGCGGCTTTTGGCTTGCCCCAAGGAAGATTGGTATTCGCCGTTCTCGCGCTCGAGCCGTTTCAGGCGAGCGGCGAGCTGGGTATTGGCTTCGGCCTGACCCTTGGCGTTCGGGAGCGCGTCGAGCCCCTCTTGATCTTCGATGCCGAGCTTCTCGAATGTTTGCGCGAGCAAATTCTTTGCTTCGTCGCGGTCTTTGGTCGCCTGGTCTAGCTGCGCCTGCAAGCTACCGCGCAGCCTACCGTTGCCATCTCGCGCCTGATCCCGTTCCCGCTCGAGCGTTTCCAGATGGGTTTTAAGCGAGTCGTAGTTTGTCCCGAGTGCGTCTTTAAGAGCTTCGATATCAAAAGCCATTGTGTTCCTCAAGAAAATAGTAAAGCTGTGACAATGCAATGATAATTGCTATTTGGCGAGTATTTTGGAAAGTTTATCGCGTATTTTGTCGGAAAATTGGCAGATGGAAACACTATCCCGCACCCGCGCGCTTGAAACATACAACGCCTATCATGGACGTGGCGGCTATCTTGATGGATCTTACCTCGACAGATTCGGGCGGGAGACTGCGGCGAATTATGCGGATAGGCAGGGTGTAGCCCAGTACGATAACCAGCTCAAGCCCGCATGCTCCAGGTATGCCGGCTATCTGGCCATGGCGCCAGCGTCGCGCCAAACCGACAACCCGCTCATGCAGGCAGTACTGGAAAATTGCAACGGGGCAGGCGTGGGCATCGGGCCATGGATGATCAGCGCAGCGCAAGAATTTAAGCCGTATGGCTACGGCCTTGCTCTGGTGGACATGCCGGATATCGAAGTGCCCGCGTCGCTACAGCAGCAGATTGAGGTGGGAGCGATCCCCAGGCTCTCCCGGATCGAGCCTGCGACCGTAACCGCCTACTCTATCGACGAAGTAGGCCTGATCACTGCAGTAGCGATAGAGCAGATGGAGTACCACGACGGGATCGCAAAAACAGTCAAGCGTAGCTGGTCGCAAACAGAATGGGCCACATACATCGGCGATATCCTCGTTTCCAGCGGGCCGGTCATTGGCGGAAAGTGCCCGGTGGTGCCATTCTCTGAGTCCGAGTTCCCGCTGGACGGAGAATTCTCAAGCGTAGTAGGCCTCAGCAAGCGACTGTACAATCTGGAGTCAGAGCTTGACCAAGTAATCAGGAACCAGACATTTTCGATCCTGCACTACCAGATACCTGCCGAGCGCGACATCAACATGATCAACGAGGTCGCTCAGTCTGTCGGGGTGCACAACATGTTGGCGTACTACGGCAACAACGAGCCCGGGTATGCTTCGCCTGAGTCCGATCCGGCAGAGGTAATCGCCGCGAGAGTCAAGGACAAACGCGACAGAATCGCCGAGATTACACACACCGTTGCGCAAGATAGCGCGGTTCCGCAGAGCGGGGTTTCCAGGGCGATCAAATTTCAAGAGCTGAATAGTTCGCTGTCCAGCTATGCCGGGAAGATGGAAGATTTCGAGCGGCGGATTTTCGACGTGATGGCCGGGGTCCTCGGGCTGCCAGAAGGAGCTGTTCAGGTCTCCTGGGAGCGAGATTATGCAATCGCCGACGAAGAGGCTGAAATGGACTCGCTCGAGCGCATGCAAGCCAACGGTTTCCCCGAGGCCGCAATCACCGAGAAGAAGCGCAGGCTGATAGATCTATTGCTCCCTGGCATGGACGAGGAGTTGGCCGCGGCGGTTGACCAGCAGTTGAACGAGCAGGACCAGGCCGTCTGATGCCAATCGAGCTGACTGGCACAGAGGAGGTATTTAAGGCGTTTAGGCGCATACGGGCAGACCTTAAGCCCGCGATCCTGAATGAGCTTGGGCAGGTTGCTTTCGATTCAGCATTCAGGGACGTTGACAAGCACTCCCGCTCCATGGCGCAGATACGCGCAGCACGCGCGTCCGGGCAATCACACACTGGATTTAAACAGATGTTGCGGTCGCTCAAACATGTCAAAAGCGGCACCACGCACTTGATCTATCATGATCTTCAGGTGGCCCAATATGCCGTCCATGTCCACTGGGGCACCAAAGCGCGAATAGTGAAACCGTCAGAGAAAAAGGCGCTGCGATGGGCAGCCGGAGGAAAGTTCTTCTTCTCAAAGGGCCACAGAATCAGCGGCATCAAGGCCGATCCCTGGCTTGTGCGCGCTGGGGCAGAAGCCGAGCGCAAGCTTCCCTCAATCATCAATAAAATCGATAGATCATGGCCATAACTTATACTTATGATGATTCGTACCTGGGGAAGCTGATCACCCCGGCTATCGAGATTGAAGCGCTTGCGGACGTGAACGAAATTTACGCCTCGTTCTCGGCAACTCACCTGGCTAAGTTAGTCCCGCTCCGGGCGTACATCCTGATTTGTCAGCGCAAGCTGGCGAGCCCGGACGACGCATTCTCGACGAAGCTGGCGACCTACAACCGGGAGTTTAAAAACCGCGTGGCCATCGCCAAAAACGCAACGACAGACGCAACCAGCGGCTTGACCCTTAACTCACTCTCGATTCCGATAGCCCGCGCATGAACAAGGCCGCACTGCAAAGCATGCTAGCCGACCTACGCGAAGTAGGCGGGGTAAATACCGTCAAGGCCGGGATCGAACGGACGATAAGCGGTGATGACTATCCGCTCATCAGGGTGGTGATAGACCGCTTAGACGCCACAGACGACTACTACAGCGACCAGGCCTCTGTCTCGATATTCTTCGGGGAGCCCAGGCACGAATTTGACGATGGCGGGTTACTGGATATTTACGGTTCCCAGCTCGAGATGCATCGCCAAATCCGCGCCATTATGGAAGCCGCCCACACCGACTATCAAGCCATGTGGGTTTCCGTCACTTTCGACGTTGACCAGCTTGTGGATGGCTTCGACGAATACAAGGTCGCGGTCGCCGAGTTTACGGTTGTGGTGCCTTGTAATCGTGCTTAGGCTTAGACGCAAACATTTTTGATTTACTCCTTGCGTAACTCAACAGCCTGCAAATCTTTTTTCTCATAAATCCCTCCGTCTATAAACCTCGACTCGCCCTACTGCGAACCTTATGCCTGGCACGGCTGCCTCGCAATCCAAGTGATTCGCAATATCCTCGCGCAACCCGCCGTGGCTCCAGCAAAAGCACTTGTAGGCAGACTCCATCCTGTCGCGAGCAGACAGGCAGTAAACGCACGTTTTGAACGTGTCAAACCCATAGTCCCAGCGCCCATTCGCGCGCTCGTAGCGTTCACCCCGGTTTATTCTCCGGCCGCATTCAGAGCATTCATACGATTTTCTGGCGATTGGCCGGACTGCATTGTAAATTGTTGGCGAGTCATAGTCGCAGAAACAGGATTCCCCGCTCATTTCACGCCCCCTTTCTCAAATGCCGCGCGGATTCTCGGCCTAACCAAATTGATGCCAGCCGGCTTGCCGTTGCATGCTCTTTGGTAATTCCATTGGACATTTAGTATTGTCAGGCAAGTGCGGCGAACGATAGCCTTGACGTTAGAAGCTGTCATGTCGTAATCCTTGGCAACCTCCTCGTAGGTCTCGCCATATCCTACTCTGCGAGTTATCTCAAGGTTTCGATCTTTAAATTTAGATGGTTTCGATTGCCAGTCCATGCGTTTTCCCTCGCTTTCTAGTAGATTGAGGTATTCCTCATACTCACAATTTAACACACTCACATATCCGTAAATTTTCGCCCAATCTTCCGGATATGCCCATACCTTGCGCTGTACCAGGCCTGCCTCTCTCATGCGGGCATCCCGCTCGCTTGATCGCTCTGTACTTGTCTTTTTCATTTCTACTCCTCTATTTTGCGCGCCCTACTTGGCGCATTTGCGACTAGCTGTAAATCGGGGCGTCGAAGTGCATCCCGGTGTAGGTAAGCCCGTGCCTGATCGCGAGCCTGTATACTCGCTCGGTTAGCTCGAGTTCCTCTTCGAGGGTGATAATTCCGACCGGGTAGTCAACCCAGATTTCGCCGCGCGAACCGGTGTATTCGACTGTGGCGCCTGACTCAATCCTGAAGTCCTCAAGCCCTCATGCTCGTTTGCCGTTAAAATTGCCTGCCAAGCGTCCTGGCACACCACGCGCTTGCCCGAGTAGAAAAGCACCCACGACACAGTGTCCGGGAACCCAGCAAGAACTTCGGGGCGGATCTTATAGGATACTCCGGAGTCACCATTAACCTGATATTCTCCGCCGATTGCAACGGTGGTCTCACCTGGCGGCCGCCTAATAAGCCGCAATTCAACGACACCTGTTTTACGAAACGCAAGTATTTTCCGTGCTTCGCTGATGTAATCGGTGGTGCTGGTCTGGTTGTTCATGGCTTCTCTCTGTGTTTTGCGCGCCCTACTTGGCGCTATTGACTGGTCTACGCGAAATCTATCAAAGAGTGCGCGCTATCGGCGGACCACCGGCTTGCCACCACGATCCCGTTCTACGCGATGCGTGGGCTCCCAGTATGAATCCGACTCATCTCCCATTCTCGTCTCGATCATAATGTGTTCGCCGTAGGGCAGCCCAATAATCAGGTTTTTTGCGTAATCCTCAGCATCCAAAAAGGTCTCAAATTTTTCACACTCTACTTTAAACATAGCGTCTCTCCGGTCTCTGTGGCTTGTGTTTGGCTTGTATGCTTTAAGTATAGCGCGTTGGCGCCAACATGCAAGGGTTTATTTTGCAAATTGCGAAATTATTTTTTGATTACAAACGCCGGACGGCCTGATAGCGTCTTGGTCTTGAATGCGGGGCGCTTGCCCCTATCGATCACGCCAACCAAATCCTTTCCTGAGAGCACTTCAGCGGCCTTGTCATAAGAGCCGACGACAAGCGCGCGCTCTTTGGCAGGCAAGGACCTTAGAAAGCTCCTGTACGCTCCTGGCCGCTCGCGCGCCTGCCCGCCGTCAAGGTCGTATCGCCGAACAATCTGGCAGTAGCAGTGCGGGTGGAACGGCGGCCGGGGTGCCTTCGCCTTCGGGTACATGCCCGGGCCAAGCCCGTACTTATCGGCCCGCGCGTGCGCGTCGCAGATATCGACTTTCGGGTGAGCCTGGGAAAGCCTAATCTCTACCACCCTCAACTCCGGATCGGCCATGATCTCCTCCCCGTCCTGGGTATTCACTATCCTGGCAAGCTCTGTGCGGGCGATACGCGCCGCGAAGTATCTCCCCTGCTCGTCCCATGCCACTCGTAGCGCCCGCTCCATAGCGGCCTCGCTGGCCAGCTCCAGCTGATGATTTATCACTTTCTGGTAGGCTGCTCGAAGCGCGGGGGTGCGGAGCCTTGCTATTTTGATGTTGGCAAACGGCTTGCGTAGATACTTGGGCAGCTTGGCCTGGATATCCAAGATCGCCCTGGGTTGGTCGAACCGATACCCCTCAAATAGCTCGAGCGTAAGCTTCTGCGCAGAGTGCAGGCCTTTGGCATGCTTAGCGACCACCTGCCGCGCGGCGCGCGAGACATCGACCGACTTTCGGTAGAGGCGGTCGCTCAGGGGGAAGCCGTCGACCACATAGTCCCTCAGGTCCAGGGTGCCAACGAAGCCAGCCAGCCGCTCACCAAGTGCGGTTCCTATGATGACACCCACCTCGGCGTTGTAGGCCGCTAGCGACTCTGCGAGCACCTCCTGCACGGGCCTATCCTCAGATATGGCGAGCAGTAGCTTTTCAAAGATTAGCGAAACCGCATAATCGATATTGCGCTGAATTTGCAGGAAACGCGGATCTTCAGGAGGGAATGGCATTTTTTACGATCTTCCTGGCTGTTTCGCGGGATACGCCGAAGCGGTTGGAAATAGCGATAGCAGCATCAACTGGCGGCACATTGGCCGCTATCAGCGCCTTTACCGCCTTGCGCCGGGTCTCATCGCGCGCGTCGCCGGCCCTGATGTAAATCCGCTGACCAGCGAACTTTGTTTGCAAGAGATTTAGGACCGCGACCTTGTATTTGTTGTCAATCTCAAGCCCGGCTATCTCTTCTTTCAGAAGATCCCATTCCTGCATCTCGTATTGCTTCCCGTTGGGCGGCGTTTTCTTCGGAGTCCGGCCCAGGCTGCGGGTATTCGTGGTTTTCGTCACAGGTTTTCGGTATGTCATATCGATGCCCCTATCGGCCCAACTCGCCGAGTTCTGCACATTAAAAAGGCGCCAGATGCGGCGTCTACCCAGTCATCATGGCCCTCGCCAGAGCCGAACCTGTTCATCTCCTCGAGAAAAGCCTCGTTCCAGGGGCCTCTGACGATCTTCACATTCCCGGCCCCCCACTGAGCGGAGAGCGGGAGAGCTTGCGTTTCCTTATCTCGGGTCGTGGCAAGCTTTATCACAATTTTGCCTGCGAGCATGGCGGCCTGAGATGCGAACAAGGCCTTCCCAGCTGACCCAGGGTCCTGGAAAAGCCCAATCCGGGCCGCCTGACCGTCCTGCCCCGCAAGATTCGCGATGCCGCGATTTACACCAGCCGGATCTTCGCGAAATCGGTGCGCGTCCAGGATAAAATACTGGCCGCCGGCAACGCCCATTTTCAACGATGCTGTCCAATCAGGGTCCGGGTTCTGGGAGCTTGGCTTCGTCGCGGCCTGGTCCCAGCATCGCGCAACCTGGATGCACTGCGGCGCCGCGTCGACTATTTCGACCTTGTCGCGTGGGAAATAATCTCCCGAGCTGGGGACTATTTTCCAATTGCCCTTAAGCAGACGTTCCTGCTCCACCCGGGGCAAGAGCATAAGACCAGACCGGTATTCCATGTTCTCCCGGTAGATCGGGTTGTCATCAAGCGAGGACATGATGAAGGTGAAGGATACCGGCCGTACCGGATTCTTTGGGTTGTCGGGATCGTTGATAAATTCCGGCGCGAACCGCGCGATCAGCTCGAGCTTCGACTCCCCCCAGTGAATATCCTCGCCGAACCGCAGCAACCACCTGACCTTCCCGCTGCGCTTCTTGATCGGGTATCCGGTCTCGGGGTCCCACCACCACTGTAGGAGGCTAGAGAGCCAGCAGTTGGGCTTTGGGTTGCACGACCCACGCACAAAGCACGGGAGGCCTGAGGCGTTGCGGTTCCTGCTCAGCATGTACCAGAATTGCAGCTCGGTGAAATGCTGGAGTTCGTCGAAGCCGATATAGCTGATCTGCGACCCGTCCCACTTCAGATAGTCGTTCGAGTTCTCCATATGACCGAACTGCCCGGACGATGGCGCTGGAAACTGCCACTCATGCCGCTGGCGATTACCGCGGCCGCCCATGGCCGGGTAAAGCTTCATCGATTCATCCCACAGGCCGCCTTTCTTGTCGATTTGCACCGATTCTCGGCGGAAAATGGCGAAGAAATAGTTCTGATAGGCGATGTACCGGAGGGCATTGGCAAGTAGGGCGAAGGATTTACCTCCGCCCGCTTGTCCGCCGAAAATCGAGATGCGGGCTCCCAGTTGCGAGAACAGGGTTTGCGGGCCTGGGTTGGGCTTGATGATTGGCGGAGCCCGCCCAGGCGACCCTTGCTGCTGTGGCGGTACTGCCTTTGCCATGCCGGGCACTACCGCGCGCCTGCGACTTGCTCAACATGGTAGTTTGCATCATCGGCCTGCCCGTACATCTCGCGAGAGTAGAAGCGCATGTTGTCCTGAACAAAGTAGACGTAGAAGCCAAGCTGCTCAATGGCCGCGCAGTCGCTCAGCAGCATATTTATAAGGTCTATGTCTACCTCGATCATTCTCTTCCCGTCGTGATCATCCTTGAATTGGGGCTTTCCGTATTTGAGGAAAATCGGTATTGCGCGCTCGAATTTAGTCATCAGTTCTCTCCCCCCAAAAACATCTCGACGTATCTATTGGCCTCTTGCGCCCGGCCGAAAAGCATTTTAGATCTAACCGAGCCATTCGCCGGAGACGGAGATAGGAGCTGAGACATGCCAAAACAGCGAAGGCGGGCAATCTCGCCGCAAGTCAGCCCAGTAAGATTAATGCCTGTCGCATATAGGCTTCTGTCCGCTTCGTCATCCTGGAAAACGGGTGTGCAGTGCTCGCAAAGCAGTCTAACGGCGCCTTTCAGATTGCTCACTTTTGCCCGCCATCAGCATCGGCGGCTGCCACCATTTGCGATAGAATGTCTTTTTTCATAGCCTCGCGAATTGCAAGATCTTGCTTGGATTTTTCGTGGTCGCGGATTCCCCATGCGATCAAAACGCCGAGGGGACCAAGAAATAGGCCGAGCATGAATCCGGACCCCGCCTTGTTGAATCGCCCGAGCATAGCGGCGCCAAAAATAGCCAGAAGGAACCAAATCATAATGTATGTTAACGCATCAGCCGGGTTGATCATCGTTTTCTCCAGTTATCTCAACAAGTGTGGGCAGGTAAAACTCTGGCGCTGGAGCATCGGCCCCGTCACCGTCTATTCCGAAGATCCGTTTCATAATTTCTTGTATGTCGCTCGAGTCCATTTTGAACAACCGCTGCCTAGTCTCAACCGCCTTGAGTACTATGGCGAGAAACTGTGGGTTAGGCGGCACGTATCGCGTCATCATCTCGCCGTTTGCGTCCGGGACTTCGCGGTGGACGTTGTCCATCATGTCCTGCCACGCATCCCATGCGCTCTTTTCCACCAGAGCGATCTTCTGGTCTTCTCGGCGCAAATAGTCGTGTAGTTCTTGGATTGAATCTTCCCGCCAGTCTTCCAGAAGCTCATTAATGGTATTGCGTACAGTCTGCACAGTAACCTTAAGCTGGTCCGCTATATCAGCCTGGCTGTGCCCTTTAGTGTAAAGATGCGAAATCAGCCTTTTCCGCTTGGCGGTGACAAACCGCCTTATTACTTGTGTCGGCGGAATCTTCGTGAACTTTTTTGTATCGTCAGCCATAGCCGCAACCCATTATTGACCGTTCGGTCAAGGCTAAAATATGAGTTAGTGTATAAAACACACTTACCTGGGCTTCCAATCCGAAAGGCCTGCGTCTACTACAAATGCCGCGGTCTTCGCGGATGATGGGTCCCAATGCTTCGCGAGGAACTTGGCGTCCTCCCGCGCGGCCAGGTCCAGTTGCGTGTAGGGATTTTTACTTATCCGTGGTTTCGGTTGGAAGCAATGCTTGCAGCTCTTCCGGTCAAGCCGTATCATGCTGCGAATTGAGTCTTGCGTGTACTCGTTCAGAGCGCCGCAGCTGCATTTTGCTTGATAAAAAAACGCCATTCTAGCTCCGAAATTCACGGCCTTTCGCCCAAGGCATTTGATTATAATCTGGCACTGTGATATGCGAAGGCCGTCCTCGTATTTCGGGAGTAACGTCCCGGTGCGCGGAACGATCTTTTTCGGCTTCATCGGTCGCAGATTCATGGTCATGCTACGTACACCGCTGCCGAAATCCTTCCGGTCAGCTCGTTTAAGTTTGTGTCATAAGCCTGAATCGTTACAGATTCGACAAGATATTCTTTCCCGCTGAAGGCGAGTGACGAACCTACTGACGGAATGGCGTCGACATATTTTTGTCCGTAAGATTTGTATTTAAAGCATCCGTCACCAATCCCATAAGCATCAATCAGATCAATTTTAATCATTTCTTTCGCCCCACATCTGCCCACAGCTCACATAAACGATTGCGGCAATGTGCGGGGTTAGGTCGTTCAGGTTCGTATCGTATACCCGAATGGTAACGCCATCGACAATGTACTCGATGTCGCCGATCTCCAGGCTGGAGCCTTGGAGCGGAATAGCGTCGACGTATTTCTCGCCGATACCTTGAAATCCTCTGCCTTCCTCACCCGCGCCAACATCGTACAAATCAATTTTAATCATTGCTTTACCTTTTGGCGAAAAATGCGGGCTTTCCACCCGCTTGGCCGGTTTTAACGGCTAGGAGCCACCACGCCCGGAATTAGTCCGCGCATAGGATGCGGGAGCCGTAGATGGCGCCCACGCGGGTATATTGGTCGTCGACGCTACGCTGACCGTCGGGATCATAGAGACCCCCATAAACGTCCAGCTCGACATCGTCGACCGTGAAGCATGCGTTGCGGGTAACAAGCGTATCGCCAGCGGCCGGCTGGGCGCGCATAAACACGCTTACCGGGGGCGCGCCGTCAACGCTGGCCTCGTAGCGCATAACATCGGCCGAACTGACGAAAGAAGCGGTCGTGATAACTGCTGCAAGAATGGTGGAGGTGATGGTTTTCATAGCGTCCTCATGTGTCTGGTTTGGTTGGTTGTCGCTTCATTGCGACGGGGTTAGTTTCGCAAATTGCAAATCTTATGTCAAGGTTTTTTGGCAAAAAATTCGAGTCCAGTTTCAAGCTTTTTTGACGACTTCAATCTCAATAGGATAGATGGCCTCTACCTGTTTTTTGGCTCGCTTAAATGCGGCTGTCTCCACGCCTTTCGTATCGACAACATGAACGCTGCCATCTGCGTGGAACTCGAGGAAGTCGCAAACATACCTTGTATTCCCCGGAAGGTGGAAAGGAACCTGCCGAAGCGAGAACACAATCTCTCCGGCCGCAATTCTAAGCTTCTGCTGCGCATAGTATCTTGCCTCTAATCTGCTGGCGAACCTTATGCCGTCAAGCTCGCATGGCTTTGCTTTGTATTTGTGGCGCGGTACATGCCTTAAACCGCCCTCCTTGTCAACCGTAACGTAGGAAGACGAACATTCGGCAAAGCCCCAATCCTTCTGCTTACTCATCCAGCCCGGCCATTATGAGCGCCATACTCTCGGTTACCCAAATTACATTCCCTTCTGTTACCCACGATTTACCTCATCAAATAAGTCGCAAACCCTTGTCGCGCTCGGCACTAAAATCCGCGTATTGCGGTGCTCTCGAGCCAAGGCGCATGTTGGCGCACCACATGAAACGCCGCCCCGTATTGGCGTGCCATGCCCGCGCCTGTAGTGCTCACATTGTCTACAAGATTGGTGTTTGTGGGGCATTATTAGAGGAAGAAAGTATTTTTTTGCTCAATCCTTATTATTTCTGTATCCATTTTAAGCATGCCAATCGTCGCACCCATATCGGAAATTGCGGCAGACATCGCCAGCACGCTCAACTCAAGACGCGAAACCCTATCGGCAAGTTCCTCAATCATCTCGCCTGACCGCTCATATTCTGTTGTGTCTTGGCAACTCATTTCTCACCCACTGTTTTATTCAGGTGCGGGAACGTCATTGTTTCTCGCTCTTCGGAATAATCTATGCCGGTATTACGAGTCAGAAAATCGCACAACTCGCGCCAATTTTGCTCATTATCGCCATCAAGGTCGATGTAGTGCCAGTGGGCGAACACATCTAGTTCTGCCGCTCTAGCTAAAGCGACGTAATGGCGATTTGCGACTTCAGTCCACTTGTCGGCGTTCACCCCGCAAAACCCGTAAAAAGCAATTCTCAAGGCGTCATGGACAGAATATCCTGTGGGCGATGGCGGGTTATTGGCGTAATGCGTTAGCATGGATTTTACCCACGCGTCGAAGTTTCGGTAAGTAACGATAATCTGCGAGTCGGGGTAGATGCCCATAAGCTCGCGCCACCATATTGCAGCCGGTAGATCTGCGATGCCGTCTGAATAATCGATAGTTCGCGTCGGCGGCTCACCAAGCCGCAACGAATAGTGCTGCACCACCTCATCATGCGGATAGTGCGCGACGGCAATCCCTAATTGCTTCAGCGCTGCGCACAGGGATACCGTGCCCATTTTTGATGGTGCGGGGCAGATGATTTTCATATATCTTCCCTCCCCATGTCAGAATGAAAGCCACAAAATAAGTCGCGCTCTATTGCGCGCCGAGCAATAAGTCCCTTCAGCTTTATTTTTCCCCCGGTTCGACGGTCCGTGCCATAGATCCACCTGTCAAATTCACCCGCCGCACCGAAATGATCCCTTTTTTTCAGTTTTTTAAGAAGCGTTGATATTTCAAAGGCGCCAACGCCAACATTAAAAACGAATGAAATCAAAGCAGAGATCTGATTGTCGTTCAATTCCACGTCTACCAAGTCCAATATCGCGTTCTTAGCTTTACGCATGTCGCCGACAAGAAGCGCCCTAGCCTTATCCTTGGTAATCTTCATCCCTTTACCGACCTTGGTGCCATCGACGAACCCGGTGTGCCCATAGCCGATAGTCCAAGCCCCGACCGGGTCGGGGTACGCAGAAAGCCTAATACCCTCAGACTTTTTGACCAGGTCAATTGCAATTTGATTGAACTCTGGCTTTTCTGGCGCATCAGGACGCGACAAGCCCAGCGCCTCCGCTCTGATGATATCGAGTTGAACGCCGATTTTATCGGCCACGCTGATAATTTTCTTACTCATTTCTCGCCCTTTTTGCATTCATCGATTGGGGGGATATTCTTCCAATTCCCGTCTTTATCGGGCTCGCCGAGTTCGCCAAAGTCGAACTCTTCGTCCCAATATTCTTTCCCGGTATTTTCGCGCATGTGATAGTCGATACAATCGCGAAAGCCCTTCGACATATTGCCTTCACCCAACTGAAGCAGGTAAAGCAGCTGGTCTCGGCGAAGGCGAAAGCTGCGCGTAGGTACTGGCTCGTTGTTTGTCTGGACCAGACCCCAGTTCGTCCGCGCCTTCGGGCCGCGGACCTTGCCTCTGCCCGGGTAGTTTTTACGTGGCATCGTGTTTCCTCATGTCAGTCCAAAGTATGTAACACCTTCCGAGGAATTGCAAGCTGCAAATATTGCAATCTGCGAACTAGCTAGGGGCTATCTTGGGGTCAGATAGCTGGGCGGAAAAATTTCGCCCAACTGCCACTGAACGAAAATACGCGATTTTGGTTCAGTCTTGCCAAGCAGCGGCTAGCTAGTGCTTAGCAGCGGCTAGGAGCCCGGCCCCCAAAGAAGCGATCTAAGGCGTTTTGGCGCGCTAGGAGCCGTGGTGGTAGCCGGGAACCCGCCCAGGCATGCTGGGCGGGCTAATACCCGGCAAACTTTCTAAAAAATAAGGGGAGGGGAGACTACCTTTTCCGATTTTCCCGGTAGAAGGCCTGTATCCCAGCCCTCAAGTCGCTAAATTCGCCTTGCCCCAGCGGACCGCCATCAGCACCAGGCATCAAGCCGCCGCCCCAGCTCCCTCGCTTGCGCAGGACCTCCCGGATTTTCTTGATATGGGCCTCAGCGCTCTGCTCCAACTCCCCACGGGCCTCTGGCGTAAGCGGTGCCTTGGGCCTGGCAGCGCAACGGTCGAAGGGCACGTAGGCGGCTGACCCATGGCAGTCGTCTCGAGCGCCCATGCCCCCGGCCTTCCGAAACTGGGCGATGTTCGGCGGCCATTCGGATTCTTGCCGACAGACGTTCAAAGCAAGGGCGATCTGCTGGGGGCCCATCCCCGCCAGTCCAGCAACCCACGCTTCGGTTGCGCCCTCAATGATCTGCTCGAACGACTCACCGTTCCCGGTTTGGGGGAATGAATCCTGCCACCTGCGCCCGTACATCGCCGCAAACTTCTTGAAAATCGCCTTCACCCAAATTGTCGGGATGCTGCTTTCGAATCGAGTTGTCGAGGGCGTCGGCGATTTCTTGGCGCCGTTGGTCAGCTGCGTTTGTGTGGATGTGATGGATAGTGCGGGATTGGTTGGCTCGGTCATGGCCTCGTTCCTCGTAGAGCGTTGGGTAGGCCGCTGCGATAGTGGCGTCTACACAGCGGCGTTGGCTTTCGGAATCTCCAGGAAATTTTAGCAGCACATTTGCCGCCATGGTTTTTTGTCGGTCAGTTGTTTTTATTTTCCGCTCCGACCTGTCGGCGAGGAAGTCTTCCCAAATTTGAGAATCTATCCCGTCAGGTAAAATCCATGGCGTCTTTTTTTTGTGCGGTGCCCTCTTTTTTTTGGCCGGATTTTGCGGAAGCTCGAGCGCCTCGTTTTCGTTTTTCTCTTTCACTTCTCTTTTTTCTTTTTCTTCTTTAAGTTCACGTTTACTATCAAGTCTGTCAATGACGGGGCTATGACACGTCATTGACGCGTCAACATTAGTGGTTTCTTGTGAAGGTAAATTAGAGGAAGAAAGTATTTCCTCTTGATTCCCGGTCGGTTTTTGCTGGACTTGTTTTGCCTCCTTTCGTTTAGCGTTATATTTCGCCATCCTGTCGCGCCTCGCCTTCCGACCGACCAGCATTTCGAGCACTTGGCCGGTAATATATGGGTGATAAAGCCTGTTATCCGAATGCAAAATCCACCCACGCATCAGCTGTTCGCGGTAGCCTTTGAAGAACGATGGATTCGCTCGGATGGTCTTACAAATTAATTTGTCGCTGGCCGGATAACTTCCGCAAGGGATCGACTGCCAAGCCATGAACCAGAGTTGCCAGAGCCAAGGGCGAACCTCATCATCGGCTAAAATCCATGTGTCGCTGCATAGCGCTCGCTGCAAATCCACCATGGGCCGATACCCGCCGACTTGCGTATCAGCCGGGTAAGGAGGTTCTGGGAGTGGGTTTCGGGAGACTGATTTGAGAGCCATCTGCACGCCCTCACGCAGCACACTTTTGTGATCGCTTGGCCTTAAGGCGGCGCCGGTAGTCGCGCGACCGCTTGGCAGCATCCTCCCTAATCTTCAGGATGGCTAAAACCTGTCGCGTCAGCTCGGGGTGGTAGAGGTAGCCGTTCGTGTGCTCAACGAACCCGATTGCTTCAGCAAAACCCAGATCTTCAACCGGAAGCGATCCTTCAAGCAATGTGCCTGCAGGACCGTCGTTCCTGCGCGCCGAGTCCCACGCTGACTCGAGTAACTCAAGGCATATCCCTCGATGCCCATACGGCGCGTCGTCAAGGCTCTGCTGTAGTTCGCGGGTCAGGATTAAGGGATGCACATCAAAGTGCGGTGTGTGCCAGTACGGGGGTGTGGGTCTGGTATCAAACTCAATAGTCGCGGTCATGGTGGGAATTTTGATTCAACCTGATTGGGATGGAGGCACCACCATAAACCACCACGTGTGGCGCGTCAACTCCTAAGGCGAAACCTCGGGTGATAGACCACAACGCCGCGACAGAACACGCCAACCTCTCCGCAACCACGGCAGAAAGCCCGATTTAGGGCCCCTGAAGCCGCGACCGAGTGCAGGCGATGATTGCCGCATGCCCGACACCAGATCGCCGTGTCGACAGCCTTAAGCAACCGCATGTAGGCATCGAACCCACGAGCCGGATCGGATTTTGGATTTTCGTCGCGGATTCTCGAGGCCTCAGCGCGCCACCACCGGCGGAAACCTTCCGACGCGCAGTCGGCGCCTTGGCCGCGTCCGTGTTTTTTGAGAGGGGGGAATTCTTGTCTGATGGGCATAGGCGGTCGCGCCGGAAGGGAAACCGCGCCCGCGTGGCGCGTATCGCATCGTTTCCCCCTCAATCGCCTGACCGAAGCTTGTTATCGCATGGATCGCTCGTTGACTGTCGAACTTGGGCAGCCAAGTAACGCTCCAGCTCTGCTCGGTCGTACCGTACGGCCTCGCCGATTTTGAGGAAGGTGGGTCCGCGTCCGATCCGCCGCCAGCATTGCAGCGTGCGGTGAGAGAGACCGAGAAATTCCGCAGCCTGTCTTTCGTTCAGACGGGGGGTGATAACTTGCATTGGGATGCGCCTCCACAAGGTTGCTTGCCATGTGGGGAGCATACATGGGTGGCAGTGCGGTTAGGAATATTGGATTTTGAAAATTGCATTCCCAAATTCACCGCCATAGGTGCTTATCAACACCAAGGTGTCTGGCTTGACCTTGCCGTCCGTGGCTTGGGTCTTGGCATCCCGAGTGGAATGACGGTGAATACAGGTTGGAATGAAAAACGCCCGTTAATAGCGGCGGAGTGACCAGCTCCGCCTAACGGGCGCTTGCACTAGTAGCAGGAAAGCGAATCCAAGTGCGCCGGGAATTATATCGCGCAACATCGCTGTGCGCAACTATTACTTCTGCTTTGTCCGCCGCCGGTATTTCTTTGGAATGAAGTCGTCAATCCCATACCCGAGAACGTACAGGAGAAATATAAGCGACACGGCAACAAGTAAATCCAACGTCAAGTCAATCATTCCCGCCCCTTTTTGGCCAAAACAAAAACGAAGCCACTCTGTGCGCCACCACTGCAACCACGCCGATGAAGACAAACGCCAGCATTGATAGCGCTAGAAACTCGGCTAATCCTCCGCCACCGCCAATCATTCGCTTCGCTTCCAAAAATACTTATGCGCCACGTAGCGCCCGACTACCGCGCTCAGGTAAACGCCCGCCCATAACAGTGCGAGCGCGGCCAGAATTGAACCAGCATCGATACTCATTGTGTTTACCTCATTTACGGCCCCAAAGGAGCCATGCAGCTCTGAGCTGGGAGTTTAGCTTCAGCTCTATACGGAGTGCCATCTCGGGCGAGGGCTTGCGCTTCCCGCTTCTTAGTTGGGAAAGGTATGATTGGGATACATCAAGCAACTCAGACGCTTTCTCCAGCCCGCCAGCAGCACTAATAATCAGCGCGAAAAAAGACTCCTTCGTCGCGCACTTTTCTAATTCTTCTTTCGGTAATTTCATAATTGTTTTATCCGATATTTAAAAGTCGTTTATTGATCCGCAAACAATGCAGGGGCCATTAGGCTCAAGACTAAACTTGTGCTCTTTGCCATTTAGCTTGCAGTCCGGCGTTGCGATATACCAGCCCTCGTCTAAGTCAAGATAGTATTTGGAATGGCAAAATTCGCATTCATGGATTTCGCCACTTGATGGAATTTCGCTTTTCTCTGGCGTGAATACCCTCAAGCAATACGGGCAAGTAACATCAATTGATGGCGGCATAGTCTGGTAATCACTCATGGGTGCGCGCTCCTAGATCATGGCAGAAATATAGCAAAAATATTTGCAAATTGCAAATCCATGGTCTAGGATTGAACTGTACCGACCAGCAAACAAGAGGAAAGCAAACATGACCGGACAGCAACTCTCCTACGAACTAGAGCGCCAGGGATACTGGCGTGCCGCCTATCGCCACTCCTACGCGCTCGAGTCCAACATCCCTGCTTTCGGGCTGAACTTGCCTAAGAGCGCCCCCAAGGCGCTTGTAAGCGCCATAGAAAACTACAACCGCGAACACCACTCAACCGCCACCCAAAATTAGAGGCACCAACATGGCCAACGGAAACATCTTGCAAGCCACTTATCGCCCAGTGATTCTCCATATTGAGAAATACGCCGACCAGATAAACGCTACTGCCCTCGTGCGCCAAGCGGCCATCAGAACGGCGAAACGCCTTTACGAAAAGGGAACGTCGGCCTGGGAGTGCTGCTCTATCGCACGCCAAATCCTGGAGAAAAACACGCCGCTTGACGGAGAGCCGGCATAATGCCAGGGGTACAGTTTAAGCTAGGCATTGTCGAGAATATGCCGTTTGAGGACTATCTTGCGGTGCCCGCCCTATCCTCGTCCATGCTAAAGGTGATCTCCGGCCGTAGCCCGCTAGACATGCAACGCGAACGCCAGCTCGAGCGAAAGCAATCGCCGGACATGGTGTTAGGGACGCTATTCCACCTCCTCGCGCTGGAGAATCCCCCGACAGAAGAGTTTCAAGCCCAGTTTGTGGTTGCCCCGAAATTCAACAGGCGGACCAAATCCGGGAGAGCTGAAGCGGAAGCATGGGAAGCGCAGAACACAGACAAAACGGTCATCACTGATGGTCAGTATTTCCATGCGGCCAACATGGCGAACGCCGTGCACGAGTCGGGACTTGGCCGCGCGCTCTTCGCCGGGGGGAAGCCTGAGGTTTCCGTATTCTGGATCGACAAGGGCACTGGCGTACCGTGCAAGGCGCGTTTTGACTGGCTACCCGACGGGCACGACGTAATTGTCGACCTTAAAAAGGTCCACAGTGACGAGCCCGGCGAAATATCGCGGACATGCGGGAAATTTGGATACCACATCCAGGAAGCCTGGTACAAGCGTGCCGCCCGAGCCGTAGGACTGCCACACCGCAATTTCCTATTTTGCTTTTGCCTGGACAAGCCCAGATATACAGCCCTCTGGCATTACCTTGACCGCGAGGAGCAGCAAGCCGGCAAAATAATATCCAAAAATGCGCTTGACACATTTGCTCAGTGCAAACAAAATAACTCGTGGCCGGGATATCTTGCGGAAGAAGAGCCCCAGCCACTAACAATTCCCAAATACCTACTCTAAGGAGTAAAAATGGAAAACGAACTGACAACGCAAGCACAAAATGGCGGTCTGGCGACTTTCGAAAACGCTCCGACCATGATGAAGATGCTTTTCGACCCTGAGACCAGCAGTAGGGTCAAGGCTATCGCCGACACACTGGCCAAAGGCGCAGTGACTACACCTCGCCACCTGGTCGGTAAGCAGGCGGACTGCCTCGCCCTGACACTAAAGGCCTTGAGCCTCAACATGAGTCCGTTCGACTTCGTCGGGAGTACATTCGTTACGCCCGATGGGAAAATCGGGTATGAAGCGAAATTGATCGCGGCCATCGTGCAGGCATCGGGCTCTATCAGGGGCTCATTCCGGTATGAGCCGGTCGGGGACTGGGATAAGATTCTGTCAAAGGCTCCCGTGAGGAGGACCGGGAAGACAGGGAAGGAGTTCTTCGCTCCGGGGTACACGCACGAGGATGAAATTGGGCTCGGGGTGGTCGCGTCCGCGACCCTGGCTGGCGAAGATCAGCCAACGGAGCACCGCTTGCTCCTCACGTCGGCATGGCCGCGATTCTCGACACAGTGGGCGACCAATCCCTGGATACAACTCTGCTACGCAGCCACGCGGCAATGGGCCAGGCTAAACGCGTCTTCGTGCATGTTCGGTGTATTTACGGAGGATGATCCAAGGCCGGCTGAAATAGACGTTACGCCAATCGATCCACCGCCGGAAATCCACCTCATCAAGCGGGAGCCTGATACCCACGGGGTAGACGCGGGCAGCACTAAGCAAATCACCGCAAAACCTCAGCGCATCGACCCTGAGAAATACCGGAAACAGGAACAGAGCCCAGCCGCCACACCGAAGCCGGCCGCCACACCGAAGCCGGAGGAGCAGCCCGGGCTAGCCAACCCGCCGGAGCCGAAGAAGCAGCCCGAGCCCGCGTCGCCCCTGCTTCCCGACGCGAGCAAAATCAAGTTCAATCCAAGCATTCACGTGTCCGACGCGAATGGCGTCCCAACGAGAACGAAGCTCGGCCTATTCCGTGTTCAACGCGGCAAGGCAATCAAGGCCAAGCAGTGGGAAGAATTCTGCAAAGAGGCCGCAGAGCAAGAGCTGGAGCCAGAAGATATCGAAATTCAGCGTTCAACGGCGAAAGCCGCCGAACTGAACGGCGTCTACCAGGAAGGGACCGGAGGGGAGCTGCCAGGCATCCCAGTAGGCGCAGGGCGTATCGAACGCGATGGCGAGCGCGGGCATGTTGACGAAGAAACGATCACGCCCACGGAAGACCGGGGGGGCAAAGGTGACCTCGAGCCAGGTGGCGCGCTCTACATCACCGCGCAGGGGCACATCGAGGAGGAGGAAATCCCGCTAACGGAAGACCATGGGGAGCTAGTCGACGGGCCAGCAGGACCCACCATGCAAGATATCTTCGCCGCGATGGAATCCGCGACAAGCTTCTCGGAGCTAGACGAGATAGGCGAGGCTGCTGTCGAGATAGTCGAAGGCTACATGGGCGACCAGGCTCAAGAATATCATGACGCCATGACAGCAGCAGTGCGCCGCGTCAGCCAGCAGTCGCGCGGCGCCCGCGCCCCAGGAGACGCACCTTTTTGACAGGTAGCAAAACCCAGCGCATAATGTAACCACTCATTTGCGTTTCTCCTCCTCAAGAGTGGCTTAGCCCCGCTTCCCTCAGCGGGGCATTTTTTTGCGTAGCTATTCGGATTCATCGTCCGGAAACGCGCACCCTACCACACATTCCTGCTGATTCGGCGGCACGGGGTAGCAGTAGGCTACCGGGATCTCGCCATCCTCGCATGCGGTAATCGTGCGCGTCTGGTCGTCCACGTTCGGCAGTTCGTCTGGCCGCGCGAACTGATTCTGCCCGCCTTGGGCGAAAGCGAAGCACGGGAGGATGAATGCAAACATCATCGAGAAGTATTTCACTTGACTCTCCAGATTAAAAAGCCGCTTATTTTCTCATAATCCAGCTAATTACTCAAGATAGTCGTCCGCACCTGGCTCTCGTGAAAAATCATCGCACTGGTGGTTGCTCGATATGTGCTCATTGCCTAGCATGCAGTAATTACCGGTCTTATTCTCTCGCACGTCTGAGGCGCCACGATAGCTAAGGTATTCACATGCTCTGCAATCGATATATGGTAATGCTGGCAATCTCATTAATGAAACTTGTGAACAAGTATATTCCCGCTGAAATATACAGTAGACGGGCTACCATACCAGTGAGAAACCCTGACGTTAGTTGTTGATGTCATTCTGCACGAATAAATTTTTGCATCAAAAGAAGTAATGCTAGCCGTGGTGGTGAAAAATCCGCTAGCTATGCAAATTACATTCTGAAAATCAGTTATAGCTGACACCGTAAAATCATAATATACAGCGTCCTGCCCAGTTCCTTTTGTACATGTCCCATTATATACGTTAAGCGCAACCCTTCCGTTCATCGCAGATGGCAGAGTATCTGTTACGGCCTTAATCGCGTCTACCACGGTATCAACAGTTGCAAGATTAGTTGCACTTGCCCGACTTGAAACCGTCGCATCGACGTTTGTATTTAACTTCGTCGCGAGAGCTGAAGTCCATGAGGCCGTATGGGTAGCAAGGTCAGCTACCACAGTCGCCATAGTGGCTATTGCTGTTTGGATTGCGCCGATCATGTTAGCTCCAAGTGCTCGCGATTACGAAGGTTTCGTATCCGGCAACCGCTGAATAGGTAAATGTGACCTTGCCTAGCGGCCTGGCTGTCACCCCCATGGCTTCCCACAGAGTGCCTCCGTTTGTGGTTTTCTCATAAACAACAGCCGTGTTTTTGTCGCCGCTCCACGTGAGAGTTGCCCTCAACTTGTAATTTGTATCGCTGTTTCTCGTGGCTATAATGCGGGCCGGATGCGCGGGATCAACTGGCGGGTAAGTCCCGCTAGGCTCTTGTATCTGGTGGTCCCAGTCCAGCATGCCATGCCCTGCTATCAAGGCGTCCAGGACCGCGATATCGTTCTTGTCAACGTGATCGAACGCCTGCGCAGGCGTGTCCGTCGCGGGCGCTACTGCCGTATAATTAAAATCTTGGTAGGCCATTAAACCCCCTTAAACTCCCAGCTCACATCAACACCTGTGGTTAGTGTGCCTGAAATCCAGGCGTAAATGTCGAATGAATCGGTTGCGCCTGAGACTGATACATTATCCCATTGCGCGGTTGCCTGCCCCGTATTGTCATTAGCTGGGGCCACCATTATCGATTTAACGAATGTATAATCATTGTCCAGGGTTACGGACGCCTTACCGCCTGCCCCAGTTGTCGCTATTCCACGCTCAGCACTTGCCACCACGTCCAGCCTTATGTCCGCGACTGCCTCATGAGACATAAATATCGTGCTGGTTGTGGTCGCAGTCGCCCTATTCTTGGCGTAGCGCCCGACATCATTTATCGAAAGAATACCCCAGGTATACGAGATATCGTCAGCGCTCAAACCAAGCTGAGTTGTTACCGTGCCGTTTACTGCTGTCGCGTCAAACGCTGCGCGCCAATTGCCCTGGTACTCTGCGCCGTAGTCGTGCGCCGGGGTGGTAATGCTCGAGGAAACATTGCCGTGATAAGTCGCTATCGCGTTTGTGTAGGTGTCCAGCGTCGACGGGAGGGCGCCGTTTACGGTGTCCGTAGAGTCGTAGGTGAACAGGTCGACTCCCTTGTCGTGCCGCGTCCACTGGTAAATGTTGGACAGCACCCACGTTGCAAAATCATCGCGGAAATCATGGACACCAACGAAAAAAGCGTCCGCGTCCGAAGTGACCTCGACGTCCTTGTAAACCGGGTTGGTCGACTGGATATCGGCCGCGTCAAGCGCTGCGACCCAGAAGCGCCAAGTTCCGGGCGGCACATCTTTTGTGGTGAACCGCAAACTGTCGGTCAGCTCGTAATCGTCCAGGTCGGCCCAGGCCTGGGTTGTGAGCCCGATCCTGATCAGATAGCGGACCAAGCCGATATCAACAACGCGATTCCAGTAGGAGCGGATCTCACCCCCGACCTCGTACACAGTCAGGCCGGTAACGTCTGCTGGTGGGAGCAGGTTTCCCAGCGGCGTGTAAGGCGTGCTGGTCCAGTCCCCGGGCACACCCAGCATCGAGACAACCCTGACCTTGCAGGTATGGGAGACGTTTTCCTGCACTACTGGGGCCGAGGGAATCGAAACGTCCGCAGTAAAACCGGTCCACACCACATCGGCGCCCACGAGCAAGCAGGCCTCATACTCGCGAACGTAGGGGTAGCTGGCCGCAGTCCAGGACAGGACTAGGCGAGAAGCGTAGACCCCGTCCTTCTTCTGGAATATCTCCTCAGCGACCGACAGGCCGGTAACCAGCGGTGGGGTGAGCGGGCTCGGGGCGTCGGTATCGCTTTCGCCCGCGTCGCCTACCTCGTCATCAGAATAGACTGTCGCACTGTACTCGCTCCCAACGGCAACCATCGGCCCGTTCCCAAGGGCCGAGATATTTAGAATTCGGAATTCCTTCGCGGTCAGGCCGACGGGGTGAGTGATCGCCACCACGTCGCCTATCTCATCCTTTAAGGAATCATCGAATAGTTCAACCGTGAGATCTAGGTCGGTCAGTTTGAGCTTGAGTAGCCTTTCCTTTGCTTCGCGGTATGCCTGCTCATGGGACTGTATGCCCGGCAGCGAGACGTTGGAAGGCGCCCACCTGGTCGAACCGTCCAACACGCCGGCGTCGTAGTAGTAGGCCGGCCTCGAGCGCCACGGCATCTGTGTGGTGTCGGTGTAGTCCACGCGCACCACGGTGGGCACGTCGTTATTCCCGCGCTTGACGAGGGAAAATCGCCCATCTTGAGGGAAGCTGGATATCGTGCGGGTTGCGGTTGCCGGACGATCCGCGACCAGTCGCGTGGTGTCTCCGCGCTGCACCACGAAGCAACCCGCGTAGGTCCGAAGCGTATCGATCCACGATCCAATGTCAGCCCGGCGGTCGACCGCTAGGCCAATCTCGCGCCGCTTGGCGCCACTGACCAAGGTATCGTCGCATTCGTCGGCCACGTCCTCGACCGTGGCCCAGTCCAGGGTTCGGCCCGCACCGTAGAGTTCGTTCGACAGCAGGTCGGCCAAGCACAGAGCCGGATTTGTGGAGTAGAGCCAAGTCGAGGGGGTACCCAAGGATTGCCCGACATCGCGCGGATCGTAAACCTTCCGGCCCTTCCAGATTGCCGAGAGCTGTGGTTGACCGTTTATCACCCCGGCAGGAATCTTAAATACTGAATGCACAACGCCCAAAGAGCTACCACGAACGGAATAGATCAGAGTGTCCGCGTAGTCTGTGATCACCCCGGCAAGGGTCGGGTCAGCAACCTGCGTGGTGGTGCCCGTGTAGTGCGTAGCCACCACAGACGCAGGCAAGGCCTCGCCGTTGATGTAGGCCGTCTCCAGGGAGTCTACTTCGCCCACGCCCCAGGCCACGCCCAAATAGAGAAAGTCGCCCTCGATAACCGCCGCATAAAGCAGCGATCTTGCGGGCATACAGCGCCCGTACAGTGGCCCCAAGAATTCCCCAAGGGCAGAGCCTTGTACAGAGATCGGGCGCCTAGCTGTGCGATTGAGCGTCGAGCGCGGCACAACTGGCGGCGCCCAGGGGATGGTCGGAAGCGGCGGCATTATGCGCCGGCTGCCGCCCGACGGCAGGTCGGGCAGTGTCGGGGGGGCCCGGCTCGCGTCGAAGGCGTCTAGATCAAAATCGAATGGATTATTGATCACGGCGTGAATTTTCCGATCCACTGAGTCGTTACGCGCCACCAGGTCCCGGCTAGATGCACGGGCAGCGGCCGGCTAATCATCAGCATTGTGTAGCTTTGCGGAGTAGTTTCCGAAGTGTCGCTAAATGTGTTCCACGAGTCCTTGTTGGTATCGTAAAAAGTTAGGATCGCGTCTTTTTCGGTCTCGGTGCAGCACGGATGAATCAAGGTACCGTTGAACCACTCAAGCGCGTGGTAATCACGGATCTTTGGCACGCCATCGGTAGCGCGAGAAATTACGCGGCCATCAGACGCCGGGACTATTTCTGCTTGAAATCCTGTGCTCGGATATACTGCCATGTCGACGCCCTATTATGTTGATAGAACTTCGGGGAAATTGATTCGGAAAATGTCCGCGCCTGGATCGCGCACTGGATCAAGGTCTATCTTTTCTCCGCCCCATGCCAGCTCGGTGCCCGGAGCCGGAATATGGTTGAACACTGGCGGCCCGACGGGTTGCCGACATGCGATGTTGAGCCCGTCCGCATCTGAACGCAGAGCAATCCTGCACTGGTCTCGGTCTATCGATGCGCCATTCGTCACGCCTTCGAAGAGTAACTCGGGGTCACCAACTGCCAGAGCGGTGCCGTCGCTTTTCCAGATGGAGACCGCGATATTCCGCGCCCCTTCGGACAGCAGCAAAGCGGAAATCGATGCATCCCCGTTGAGCATGGTGAGATTGGTTTGGATGATCCCCGCATTGTCTTGAGAGATTTGCCCAACCGCGATCCCAGAGCCCGTCCACGCGATGCCGTTCCAGTCCGCGATATCGCCTCTAGAGCTCAAATACAGGGCCGCCGAGAATCCCATCTGTACCAGGAATAGCGGCTGGATTACCGGGCCTGCCAGCCCGGTCTCAAGGGTTGCGGATAGCGTTCTGGCCATCAGCCAACCTCGCTGGCTGCCATGCGCACCACAACCTCTGTTGGCATCGCCTGGACCCGGCTACCGAACTCCCGCGCCGCCGACGCAAACATCTGCGAGGCCTGCTGTGATACGGCCGCCGCTATTTCCATCTTGTTGGCTGCTTCCTGTTGGGCCTCGAGCGCGCGTTTCTCCATCTCGAGCCGGGCCTCGAGCGCTTCGGCTTCTAGAGTGGCGAAGCTCTCGAAATCGTCGAATAGAACAAGGAATTCGTCCTTTAACGCGGCGCGCTGCTCCTCGCTTATCCCCCCCCAGGCCTCCATGATCAGCGCATTTATGTCCTGGGCGATCTGGGCGAATTCCTCAGGCGTGCTAGCCGTGCCAAGCAGTAGCATTTGCGCGTCGATTTCGCGTTTTATGAAATCGTATCGCTCCTCCTCATTGAGCCCGGACATCTCGACTTGGCGCCTGGAGTCGTCCAGCATCGCCCCGATACCGTCGATCAATATCGGGATCTGGCCTAACTGGGCCTCAAGAAGCTGCAAATCCTGCGTGAGCACTAGTGCGGCCTGGTCCTGCGCCCAAATGGCTTGAGCCAGCTCCATGGCCGTCACGAAGGCCTCACGCCCCGCCTCTGTTGTCAGGTCCAGTCCCTCGACCAGGTTGCGCAGCTCTTCGCCGGTATCGACCAGCTCGGTGTTGAGATCCATGCCCAAAGACTGGTTCAGGCCGATAATGTCTTCTCGAGCCTTATCGTAAACATCCTGGGCCTGCTCTTCTGGCGAGAAAAAGTTCTCGTAGAAAAATGCCGTTTTCGCCTTGAACTCGTCAAGCCCACCTGGGAAGGCATCGACTACGGCTTGAGTTGTCTCTAGAAGCGCGTAGCCACTCTGATCCAGTGCTATCCCGAAAGCTTTCGCGACGCCTGTCACTGCCGCCAGCACATCCGATAGGCGAACGAATACGTCCATCAAGCCCTCGCCGCCGCGCGCGAAGCCTTTCAGAAATGTGTTGACGCTCTCAAGCCCTTCCAACCCGAAATCCCCCGCGCCGAACACGCCGATGTCTTTTTCAAAGGCGTTCTGCACGGCATAGAGGTCTGCGGCAAAGCCAAGAATTGCCTGTAAGACCTCCTCCGTTGATCCCTCTACATCGTTCGCAAACCGGGAGAGGATATCGGTAAATTCGGTCCCGCCTTGGGCAAGCAGATCGGCGTATCGCTCAGATACCGCGTAAGCGAAATTCTCATCGGAGAAGTTTTCGAACGTGTCGCTCGAGTACCCGGGGCCGCCCTTGATCCCATGGTCGCCCTCGAGGAATTCCTGGATAGCCGCAGTAGCGCGCTCGCCGATCATCGCCGCAATTGCGGTATCGATATCCGCAATAGTGTTGAACAGGCCACGGGACTCGCCCGCGTCAACTCCATGGGACTTCCCCCCGAATCCGGTCACGCCGAACGGAGAATCCGCATAGACATCGTCCTCGAATCCGCCATGTCCAGGCTGAGTGATCAGCTGGAATCTTGGCTCTGTCTTATCGTCGAAAATTGAACCGATTGCTCCGCCGATAAGGCCGCCCAGCGCCCCCCCGATTAAGGCGCCCGGAGGACCCCAAATTGAGCCGATCATAGCGCCCACACTAGACCCGATGTTTGCCCCTGTTTTCCCGCTATCCCCATCGAATAGCGCCCCGCCTAGCAGGCCGCCGCCTATTGCGCCGACCCCCATGCCGAGCCCGGTCATCATGCCGCCCCCGCCAGGGGCCGCTGGTATGCCGCCAGCCAAGGCGCCAGAGCTGGAGCCGGTACCAAGCAGACCGCCACCACCACCGGTCCCAGCGATGGTGCTGCCCAGGCCTGACGAGCCGCCACCGAATATGCTCCCAATACCTTTCGTGATGGCGGAGCCAAATATGCCCGTCATATTGTTTCCGCCGCCCAGCATGCCGCCTGCTCCGCCCAGCGATCCGGCCGAACCGCCCAGGCCAACGGCGCCGGCCGCACCTAGCTGAATCAGGATGGGCCGGGTTATCGCCGCATGAGCCATCTCGGCCAGAAGATTGCGAAATGAGTTCTTTAGCGATTCGGCGAAGTTGCCAAACCCATCAAAGGCTGACCTCCACAGATCAGCGAAAGAGCCATCGATAGACTTAATCGCCCGGTCCCATGCCTGGAACCATGGGTCGGCCGCTTGTGCCGCTTGTGCCGCCGCCTGTTTCTCCTTCTCTGCGCGCTCTATGGCGGCCATGGCCGCTGCGTCCTGCTTGGCTGTGATCTCGTCAAGCTGGTCGCCTTTGAACGCCAGCATGGCCGCATGCTCTTGCTCGCCGATGATGCCCTGCTCCAAGGCCAGATTAATGGCGTCCAGGGAGTCCAAATACGCGCGCTCTTCGCGGGTTACACCGTTCAGTTCGTCGCGGTA